TTTTTATTTGTTTCTCAACAACAGTCTTTACATCTCCATCTAAATACTTCACAGTCTTCTTCAAAGTCACAGTATTGGCTTCTATCATTCCTATATCCATTATAACCACCATTTCACCATATAATACCAGAATATTATCCCAATACTAAACATTAGTAGATATATTATCCAATTTGGCATTTTTATCCTCCTTGTTTAAGTTAACCAATTCATCAATTAATTTATTTTCTTTAATTTTCAAAACAGATTGCTCATTCTTTAATACAATAAGTTCTTTTATTATATCATCAGCTGTCTTTACTGGTTCGAATATCAAGGCCATTAGTTACCTCCTTTGGTATTTTGTAGCCTAATTCTTTTAGGCGTCTAATTTTTCTATCAGTACTATTAGCTTTTCTTCCATCAGCTTTATTTAAAGATTTAATTCTTTCTTCTGTTAAAAATGTAACAACTTCTCTTAAATTGCGGTATTTAATACCTAAAGCTAATGCTTCTATTATATTTGCTACAGTTACAGTCTGCATAATTGTAGTATCATATTTCTTATGTCTATATGAATGTCTATTCATTATTCCTCCTATTTAAATGCTTGGCATACTTGTAATTACTCCCTATCAGGTTAGCTAAGTAATTAGCCTTGGTATGCCAGCAAGTTTTAGGGCTGATTGACCCTCGTTAGTATAACGGCTAGCACTTACTTAGTAATTGTAATAATATTTATACTCGCCTGTCACTACAGCCCTGTTGTTATTAGATCAAGGCTTAAACCTCAATGCACTTGTTTAAGCTCTTTCCCACCACTTCCATGATCTAAGTTTTAGTATAACACCCATCAACAGTCCTGTTACAGACCTCTGGTATCCCAATCGATGACAGGTGTTATACAAGATCTATAGCTGTTTTGAGCACTTGCACACTCCTATAGACCATCTCTCCTACCAATTATTGTGGAATATAAAATGGATCATCATACTTATCATATTCCTCTGCTTCAGCTATTACTTCTTCAATCTCTTCATTACAATCATTACATATAGGCCCTACAAATCTACTGCTATCATCCCATTCATTACATATTTTACATTGATTGCCACCTATACTTTTAAAATAATTCTCTATTACTTCACTTACTTCCATCATTTATTCCTCCATGAGTTAATATATATATAACAACAGGCTAAAATATATATCATTATTACTGTTAGCCCAGCATAGGATACTAGTTTTATTAATGCCATAATACCTCCAAGTTATAATACTTAGTAGACTACAACCCAGCATACACTAGGTCCACCACCAAACAAGCTATTGCTCACCTCATCAACTAAGTATTTAATTTAATTATACCCACAAGTGATCATAAGTATCAGTCATATCATCACAAGCAGTGTCATATGCTTCATCTTCCATGATAGGTCCTCCTTATTGGTTAAGAGTTACAAGTTAATAGACAACATGGTCACAGTTGGTATGTAGCTTAGTAACCATATAGGTCCTATCGGTACACCATTTACTATGACCACACAGAGGGTAGCTCCAGGCTCGGCCCTTATGCATCACTCTTGATGTCTAGATTATCTATTTGACAAAGGCCCGATTACTTATCTAGTATTTCATCGTTTCCATAGCACTTAGATTATAGTGGTCTGTCAACATTACCACTTATTTTATATAGCTATCCTTGCGATCTGTAAACTATTGGTGCACCTCATTACAGATTTTAGTAATCATCATAACATGTTATTGGTGTTTCCCCATCCAGATAGCTATAATTATTAAATTATGCTGGAAGCGCTTGAGTGAGATTGTTATCTTTAAATATCACTTCAGCACCTCTGTCTTTACAAGCTTGAATATAGCCTGTAATATGGTTTAAGTCTTGCATGTTATTAACACGAAATGTCTTGTTAATGTGTTTACCCTTTGGGGTAATAATAGTTACTTCTTTAATAGTATCCATAAGATACCTCCTGTCTTTATTGGTTAAGAGTTACAAGTTATGTCTAATATATGTCGGTATATATATACTACACACATACCCGCTGTGTTGATAGCATAATAGATACATAACATATAAAAGAAAGGAGAGTAGTTTAAAGACATACTCAGGTCTATAGTATTATTGGAACTTTACAAGGATAGCTGTAATCTTATCTTCTACTTTAGGATCTGTAGTAAGTTTAGATAGTAGCTGTATGTTTTCTAGGAAGGCTCGTTGGATGTCTCCTTTGCTTGGGATTTTTCGTTTGAGTGTTCTAGAATAGCTACCATATAATGGTGCGTCACAGTAGTCTTCTGTAAAGTTCTTTATTAGTTCATTTAAGTCCATAATGACTCCTTAAGTTAATTAATAGTAACAAATCAAAATAATCTAAAAAGATAAATCAAAAATAACTAAAATTATAGTTCAATAATCCCCCCGATAGGGGGGTATACATAATATAAGGCCACGCACCAAAATGCCACAATTTTTGAAACCTTTCTATTTTAACGTTTGCATATTAAATATTTTATATATTATATTATACCCATCAGTAATTGGAGTAATTCAATTATCACCCTTGAAGGTTTGACAAACAAGTAGAGGGTCAGAAGTCGGGTTGCTAGCTCATATAGAGATTTAGATTGTCCCCGATAACTGATAAAAAGTGTTTTAATATAAGTTTGAGTATGGGAGAATATGACTGGCTCAAAACGAAATTTAAAGTTAAAATTTTAAAATAATTTTTTTTGGTTATTTCAGGGTTAGGAGCATCTAATATGAAAAAGGAATATACGCTTAAAATAATTTATGATCCAGATGTTGATGAAATTGGTCATTTATCAGAGCAATTAGAAGAAGATGTTAGTTTTGTTATAGAGATAGATGGAAAAGATATACCCATAACAGATGAGATGGGTAATTATTTAATGAAATTTACTGATAGTTCAGATATAGGAATTAGCTAATCTAAACCCTGGCGGGTTTAGGGATATATGAGACATTATAAGATAAATAAGATAGAGCATACAGTATTTGATGATACTGATGAATTACCTGATAGTATAGATTACTTGTATAATTGGCGAAAAGGTAAGTTAGGTGATTGGGTTTTAGCTGATGATGGGTGCATTATTCAGTTATTAAGAGAAGGTACTATGAGAAGGGCCTTCGGAAAAATTAGAGAACAAAGATATATAGGTACTTGTACTGGTACTTTTATGGTATCAGACAAGACTAAAATGGACACTTCTAAAAGAGCACATATATATAGCTTAGGTGGCCATATAGAGAGAGATAAACAAATTGAAGACAGAGAAAATTTATCTAGTAGAGAACAAATATTTGTCCAGTATTTAGCATCTGGAATGGATGCCCGCAAGGCGTATCTAAAGGCGTTCCCTACGAATGACCCGCACTATGCAGGATTGCGGGCTGGGCAATTAGTTAAAACGACAAGGGTAAAGACAGCTATGAAAGAAGAATTAAAACCATATATGGAAGCTTTAGGTATTGATGAGCACTATATATTAAGAAATATCAAAGATGTGGTAGACGCTTCAGTTAAAGATGATACTAAATTAAAGGCTTTATTTAAGTTAGCTGATATCATGGATATGGAAGATAAGAATAAAACACAGGTTACACAACTTACAGGAGCAGTTTTTCAAGGATTTAGTGATGAGAAATTAGCTGAAGTAGAAAGACCAAAGGAGATAGAAATTGGCTAGTGGTATACGGGTAGGTAAGCATAAGATAAATAAACCTATGAAAAAACATCTTAGAAATGCAGCTATAGCAACGCTTGGAGCTATGTTTCTAAAGAACTACTTAGGTAAAAAGTTAGGTTCATCACCTTTAGATGATATTGATCATCAAACACAACCTTATAACCTAGGTCAACAAGAAGGTAATCCTACAATTACTCCTGAGACGGAAGATCTTAAACCAGATTACGAGGGTGAAAGTGGTGAAATTAAAAGTGAAGATGGAATGACTACACTTGGCTATGAATTGGAAGACCCATCTATGTTTTTTGGTCGAGATGCTCAGCCATTAGAAGAAGATAGAAAATTCGGTAATACTGAAGCAGCTATTATGGATCAATTGCATTCTTTAGAAGGTAACCCTCTTATACCTATTCTGGGAGAAAATCCTTTACCACCACGATCGCAAGTTGGAGATCCTGATGAATTATTAAAAGAATATTATAGACGACAACAATTTAAAAGATTTAAAGCTGGAAATTAAAGGAAAGGTATATTATGGCAGAAGATAGAGAAGGATTAATGCAAAGCATCATGGGGGCTATGTCAGATGAAGGCGGCCTATTCCAAGGTGGAGAAGAAGGGCGAATGTTTGGAAGGGTTCGTGATGCTTTCGAAGGAAAGAAAGGTACTGCAGGGCATGGACTTGCAATGGCTTTATCTGGAGTTTCAAAAGAAGGTGAAGACTCATGGCAGCGTGACCTTGATTATGAAGATTTGCCAGAACGAACCAAAAGACATGGTGGTATTAGAGGAAAAGCAAGAGAGTTCTTTGGTGCAAAACAAGGCTGGGATGATCCTGAGTATGCTCAAATGAAAGGTGGAGAATATGGGGATTGGAGAGCGCACGATTATGCGGTAGAAGGGCAGGATACAGAATATCGTGCTAAAAAGTTACAACACGCTTTAGATAGTGGTGATATAGAGACAAGAAATAAAATGATGACTGAATGGATGGGAGAAAAAAGTAAATATCATTGGGGTAAAGAAGGAGTTCCTAGCCATATGTGGGAATCAGACCTAGATGATCATTATAGAAAAAATCCATGGTATAAAGACACAGAGATGTATATTGATAGACCAAGAGCATCTGGTGAAGGTACTTACAGATCTGCTATAGGAATGAAAGATTTTGGTTTTGAGGGTAATCTTTTATCTGGTAACCCAGAGGAACTCGGAGCGTTATATGAATCTATGGACAAAGATCAAAGAAGTACACTTTTTAATTACCTTCGAACTGAAGGCGAAGAGTATGGTTTATTAGGCGAAGGGCAAAGTGGCAGGAGGTATCAAAATGAGATGTTTGATAAATATATTAAAGGTCCTCAACAAGCTGGCGAAAAAGGTGGTCGGTATGGCGATATAGCTGCTGGAATACTTGAAAAAGGATCACCTGAGGAAGATGACTGGAATGTTAGAGATTTAGTGGGCGCACAACAACATTATGGGGCTACTGAAAGAGGTCAAGAAGCCTTTCAAGAAGGTTTTGATAGACGTATAGAAGATGCGGGATACTAATGAGCGAAGGCTCTTATACCCACGCTAGCGAAAGAACTTTAGATAAATTATCCCATCGTAAAGAAGGGGAAGATCAGATTTTAAAAGATTTGTCAGCGCTCATTCCCTTATCTATAATGTTTGGTCAAATGGATAATCAGGCTAAAGCTCCTTTAGATACTACTAAACAGAATCCAGAACAATATAAGGGTCCTGACGTTTTACAGGTCGCTCCTGAATTACCACAAGATAGTGAAGGTTTACAAGTTCATCAACAAAAGTATGCGAATGTTAATGGTCCTGAATATGTAAGAAAAGTTGGAAATGACAAAACTACTGAATTAGATGGAGATACAGTAACTAATGAACTTTTTAATGAAATGGGTGATTTTAATATGTTCAATGAAGAAGTTCCTAATCATTCTAAAAAAACGAATATACCTTATTAATGGCTAAAGATAGACAGCTTTCACCACAAGAAGCTTTAAATTATATGACTATTGCCTCTCAAGATACTTGGGGTGAGAAGCAACTTCATTATGATTCAGGATTTGGAAATTGGTATTCAGTTAGATATGATTGGAGACTTATTGAAAGTACTGCAGTCAATGGTGGTACTGGTGATTGGACAACAGTTAATGGTAGTACAACTATAACTCAAGCATCTGCTGATGAGTTTCCTAATAAAGGGCAGTATGTTTCAGGTACAGGAATACCTTCAGGAGCATATGTTGTAACAAAATTAAGTGGTACAGAATTTCAAATAAGTGCTGCAGCTACTGCTAGTGCTACAATTTCTGATGGCTTACTATGGGACCCAGATCCTGCAGATGCAAATGGTGCAGACACAAGACATGTAGATGTTTCAGATAGTAATAGAATAATTCTGTTCATCGCGACTTATTTTCAGATTAGTTTTACTAATACCCCTAAAGATATAGGAGTAATAAGAGAAGGTAGCCAGACAGATAAAAAAAATTGGTATGATTTATCAGCTGGAACTCAAGAGGGTGATCTTATTTTGCCAGGTGGACGTTGGATTTTAAACGTTCCTACAGGATTAGGTGATACAGTTTATTTTAATTTTAGACCATATTATAGATGGAGTCACAATGGACATTATTTAAGGTTATTAACAGAAGGAAAACAAGATGTCTAGTAATTTACATAAATTTACAGTAGAGGAAGCTTTAAATGCTCAAAGCATTCATTCTGGCAAGTGGATAGTTCATCCTATGAGAACTTGGGTAGATAAAGATCCTAATAATGTAAGGACCACAGGTTTTTTAGATGTGTCTGATACTACTTTAATATCTGTTCAATGTGGCGATTTTATGTGTATTTCATTTCAAAAAGGTCCTGGTTGGATAGTTGATGGAGTTCAGGCAGATGGTAATTTTGATATTGATGTTGCTGCAGGTTCTGATGGAACTTATTGGAAGACTGGTAATCATTGGACTATAAGCGGTGGTAAAGCAGTTTGTGATAGGACTGGAGGTGGTAGTGGTGGCCTTTTACAACAAAGAAGAGCATCGGATGGTAATTGGGATTTAACAACAAATTCATCTTATCAAATAACTTATACTGTTTGTGATTATGAATCAGGCAGCTTTCATATAAGAGCTGGATGGGATAGTGATCCTGGAGAAACTGAGATATGCAGGAGTCCTAGACGTAATGGTAATGGTATTTACACAGATTTCTTAACAGCAGTGGATGCTAATTTATACATTTCAGCAGATGTTGGATCAAAATTTTCTCTTGAAAATATTAAAGTTAGAGAGTTAACACAAATTAATAAGAGTACAGACTTTGCTTTATATCCAGGACAACATCAAATACAAATACCAAAAGGATTAGGGGATGATATTATATTTAGTTATCTACCATATACTAATCCAACTTTTAAAGGACCTTTATTTATGAGAATAGTGGAGCATTAATGAGTTTAAATAAATTTACACCCCAAGAAGCTTTAAATATATCTATATCTGGAAAATGGGTTCCTTTGTTTAAGGATAATATAGGTGGAAGTGGAGACACTGATTCATATAATATAGATGTTTCTGATTATCATCAGATAGTGTTAACTATTAGTGGTGCAACTGGTGTTCATTATTTGTTTACAGATAGTTCTGGTGGATCAGGAGTTATAAATGGATTTCATGAAAACTATTTGGGTAGTGAAGGGACTTTTACTTTTCCAGTTCCTCAATTAGGATCAGATACTCATCTTCATTTACGATATACAGGTTCCACTAATACTGCTGATCTTTGGGTTGTTGGAGTATAGGAGAATTTATGGGTAAAATAAGAAGAATGTCAGATGAGCAGGCTCTAAATGCTAGACTTCCTAGTAAATGGGAAGCTATTAGAACAAATTGGGGGAGCACTGCTGATGCAGGGCCGCCAGAAGTAATTGATTGGGCAGAAAGTAATGATGCTAATGTTGCTAAAAGCGTTGATGTAACTGATTGTTCGATTATATTAGCTTTTTCAACAGGTGATTGGTGTTATACGTTCACACAAAAAGCAACACCTATTGGTTATGACTCTACCTGGATAGATGCTGGAGGAGAATATTCAGTTTATCATGATAATGAATCAGATAAACGAGCAATGTGGCAGCAATCTAATATTTCGCAACTTGTTGTACCAGCTGATGCAAAATTTATTAATTATAGACCTGTGTATAAAAGTAGTGTAGACAGAGTAATAGTTATCGTTAAAACTTAAGGACAATATGGATTTACATAAACATACAACAAATGAATTATTAAATATTAAAGATTCTATAGTTCAAAACAGAAGTAAAACTACATATAAACGGAGTATGCCGCCACCTCAAAATTTAGAGATGATTACTGATGATCTTGATAGAGATGTTTTTTCTAGTCATAATTGGACATCTTTAGGCGGTGCTACTGTTTCAGTTTTTAGGGGTGATTTAAAATTTGTTACTAATGGAGATGGAGGGAACGAAGGAGTTGAACTTGCTGTTAGTGAATTAAAAGGTCCTGATGGAACTTTAAGTATTGGCTCTGGAACAACTTATCATTTAGAGGTTAATTTAGATAATACTGGAGGGAAAACTACTCCTAGAGTTAATGCTTCGTTAGGAGGAACTCATGTAAAGATGTATGCATTAGATGGTGACCCTAATGATGGAACTATTAATACAACTGCGCAAATATATCATGCAGAAATAACTACTACTAATGATACTGGTTCGTTGCAGGTATATCAACCTTCAGCAGATAATGATGCGTCAACTACTATTGTTCTTACAGACTTCACTTTAACTCAAGTTGGCGGGACTGTAGATACTTTACATGTGGATGTTTCTGGGCATAAAAATGTCGGTGTATTTGCTAATAGAACTGATTTATTTTATAGCTTCTCAACAACACCTAAAGATATTTCTGGTATTAGGGGAGGTAACGCTTCTGGTTATGGTCATGAGTTGCTTGATAATACAGATTTTGAAAGTGATACTACTGATTGGGCTGGCCCTTATTATGAAGGTGCAAGTGGAAGTGGTGCTACTTTAACTAAGGATAATACATCAAGCCCGCTATCTGGGAGTAATGACCTGAAATTGGTTAATAGTAGCGAAAAAATTGCTGGGTGTCGTCATGATGCTTTAACTGCAGCTGATAAAGAATTCTACTCAAATACCAGATATAGATTATCATTCAATTATAAAACTAATTTTGATGGAGAGAATCAACCAGATGCTATGATGGTTAGGCTTGCAACAGATGATCAAGAGGGGGGTAGTACTGAACCTTTATCTCCAATAGTTCCTAATACAGCTGCTCCAGAACTTTTAATTAATGGTAATTTTAAAGATGGTGGCGATGACGCAGATGTTTTAGCGTTTGAAATGTTGGGATGGAGAGTAACAGATTTTAATCCTGATGAAAATACAATATCACGAGCTAGTGATCAGGTTACGTTTACAGCTGGTCTTGGTGGAGGTAGTGAAGATCAATTACACATACGTTCGGTGGATGCTGATGGTAATGTTGATTTTCCTTTTGATGAAGGTGAAACATATTTAGTTAGAGTTGATGTTGAGAGTATTAGTGGGTTAGATCCAGTATTTGAACCTGCAGGTGGGCCTGCATTTAAAACTTTAGTAGCAGGTATTAATGAATTTTTATGGACCCCTCCTGGAAATGGTCCTATAGATCCAAGCACAGGAAAAGGAACTGATGCTGCTGTTATAAGAAAAACATCTGGGCAGACAGGTAACTTTGTTTTAAATAGAGTATCTATAACAAAGCATAGTGTTGATAATAAACCGTATCAATTTGATTTAAATGCTACTAGTAAAACAAATGTTGTGATGTATTTTGAATCAGCAGCTAATACACCAGGTACTGAATATTTGTACTTTGCTATAGATAATAATGGTTCAACAGATTCTGAATTTCAGATTGATGATGTAAGTTTAATGGTAGTAAATAGTGCAACTATTGCGTATACTAGTAACGATTTAAGTTTCCCCAGAAGAGGCAGGTATGTTTTACCTGTTCCTGATTTAGGAGACACAGTATATTTTAATTGTATAAATAATAAGTACGGGGCTGCTACTTATGTGATAGTTGAGAAATTATAAAGGAGAAAAGTAATGTTAGGTGGAGCAATATCAGGAGTAACTGATGGATCAAAAGAACAAGTTAAAGATATTATAACTTTGACAACTGACACTGTGCTAACTATGGAAGATCATAATGCTAGTATAATATTAGTTAATCATGCTAGCGCTGTAACAACAATAGACCTTCCAGCTGTAGCAGATGCGGTTGGTATGCATTTTAAATTAGTGATGGCTCAAGCCCTTACTGCTGACTGTGTCATAGATGCACAAGCAAATGATGATATAAGATGTTTTCAGTTTAATGTAACTGATACTGCAGCTAATATTGGAGTATGGACTGAAGGTAGATATTTAACTTATGATGAAAGTACAGGTGCTACTGGAAATGGAAATGTCGGAGATAGAATTGATGTTATTTGTGATGGTTCATATTATCATGTCGTTGCGTTTTGCAAAGATAGTGGTACTTGGGCAGCTGCTGATTAAGAATAGGAGATAATAATGGCTAATAAAAAGAAGAAAAAGCCAAGCAAGAAGAGAAAGCCAAGCAAACCAGGCTATGGCAAATATTAATAAACATAATGTTTCCAAGATGGAAGATGAGTTACGGCTTGCCCACAATGACTTAATAGCATTTGGCAAGCTGTTCTTACATGAAGATTTTATGAGAAGTGAGACTCCCTTCTTCCATTATGAGGTAGCAGATGCTGTGTCTGATTTATCGGTTAGACAGCTAGCTGTTATACTACCTAGAGGGCATGGCAAAACTGTATTAACTAAGTGTAATATACTACATGATTTTGTGTTTACTAAAGAGCCATTATTTTATGGTTGGGTGGCTGCTTCTAGCAAAATATCTGTACCTAACTTAGATTATATTAAGTATCATTTAGAGTTTAATGAGAGAATAAAATATTACTTTGGTGATTTAAAAGGAAGGAAGTGGACAGAGGATGATATCGAGCTTAAAAACAATTGTAAACTTATTTCTAAGTCCAATCTATCTGGTATTCGTGGTGGGGCTAAGCTTCATAAACGTTATGATCTTATTGTTCTCGATGATTTTGAAGATGAGAATAATACAATTACACCAGAAAGCAGAAGTAAAATATCCAACCTCGTTACTGCTGTCGTCTTTCCTGCACTCGAGCCGAAGACAGGTAGATTAAGAATTAATGGAACACCAGTGCATTACGATGCATTTATACAAAAGATTCTTGTAGGTCATGAGCAAGCTAAGAAACAGAAAGAAGATTTTAGTTGGAAAGTGATTACTTATAAAGCTTTACAAGAAGATGGAACACCATTATGGCCTTCGTGGTTTGGTCATAAAGAAATGAAACGAAAAAAGAAGTTCTACCAAGATAGTGGAACACCACAGAAATTTTATCAAGAATACATGATGGAGGTACAAAGTGAAGAAGATGCAATATTTACTAGGGATCATATCAAGTTTTGGGATGGGCAGTTTACGCTTGATCAAGAAAGTGGGTTGGCTTTTATTATACCCGATGGAGATGATCCGAAGCCGTGTTCAATCTATGTGGGTGTCGATCCCGCTACAGATTCTGCTAGGCGTGATTCTGATTTTAGCGTTATACTGGCTGTTGCAGTAACACCAGATAATAATATATACATATTGGATTATATAAGAAATCGTTCGTTACCTGTATTGGGCATTCCAGGTATGGATAAGAAAGGTATAGTTGATTATATATTTGATTATGCTAACTTTTATAAACCAGTATTATTTACTATCGAAGATACGTCTATGAGTAAGCCAGTGTTTCAAGCTATTCGTGCTGAAATGAGAAGAAGGAATCAATTTAATGTTCCTTTCAAAGAAGAGAAACCTGGAACTCGTATGTCTAAAAGAGATAGAATACAAGAAATACTTGCTCAAAGATTTTCTGTTGGGCAAATACATTTAAAAAAGGAACATTATGACCTACATAGAGAAATCTCTACTTTTGGCCCTAGGATGGCTCATGATGATACTATTGATGCTTTGGCTTATGCTTGTAAATATGCATATCCACCACAAGGGATTAATGAACATAAAGATGGATGGCGTAAAAAAGTCCCTCAAGCAAAGAATTGGGTGGTTGCTTAATATGAATATGCCAAGAAATCATTTTGTAAACGGAAAACATAATAAACCTGAAACAAATCTTGAAGCCTGGTTTAAATCTGTTGAAGGTATGCATCCTAAAGGTGGTAAAGATGTAGAGGGTGATGGAGTGTTGACTCATGGATGGGGACATAAAAATATAGAAGGGTATAATTTTACAGGTTTTACTTCTGCAGATTGGGATTCTTTATTAGTAGATGATATAAAAAAAGCACAAGGAAGAGCTAGACAGCAATTTACAAATCTATATGGAAAACACAATGCTGCTGACTCAAAGGGAAATACTTATTCTACAGAATATGAAGTATACGATAACCTGCCTCAAGATGCTAAGACTATATTAACAGATTTTTCTTTTAATTTAGGTCATCTAGTTAAACCTGATGGGAGAGGGTATCCTAAAATGGTAGATGCTCTAGCAAATAATGATTGGTTTACAGTTGCAAAAGAATTTAAAAGGCCTCAAGTTGGAAGTAGAAATGAAAAAATGTTTAATCATTTCATTTACCCTAATTTATCACCTGAAGAAAAGACAAAATTAGGTTTTCCGATTGAACAAATTTTAATTAATTCATTTAAAGGAATGTAAATAATGGCTAAAACAAAAAGAGTTGATGAAGTTAGACAATTATTCCATTTAGCTAATAACTGGACTAGAAAGCAATGGGAAAAGGTTAACCAAAAAGGTTTTGAATTTGCCCATGATGAACAATTGTCTGCTGATGAAAAGAAAGCTCTAGAAGACCAAGGTATGCCTACATTTACAATAAATAGAATACTTCCTGTTGTTGAAATGCTAAATTTTTATGCTACTGATAATAATCCTAGATGGCAAGCAATTGGTGTTGATGGAAGTGATACTGATGTTGCAGCTGTAATGTCTGACTTGTCTGATTATATTTGGAGTAACTCAAATGGTTCTGCTCTTTATAATAATGCTATTAATGATAGTGTTACAAAAAGTATAGGATACTTACTTGTTACTGTGGATCAAGATGCGGATAATGGAATGGGTGAAGTTATTATTCAACAACCAGAGCCTTTTGATGTTTATATAGACCCTAAATCAAGAGACATGTTATTTACTGATGCAGCTTTTGTTATGATAAGAAAAGTTTTACCTAAAAATCATTTAGTTAAGCTATTCCCAGGATACAAAAGAAAAATAAACTCTTCAAATAGTGATGAAGCTTCAGATTATTCTTACACTATGAGAGATTTAGGAGATGCAGACCATAAGTTTTTTGCTTATAATGATGATAATTCTCAAAGCGGTCAAGGTATAACTCCTAAAGGTGAAATGGA